ATGCTGCGGAATTTAGGATATCTTGAAGAAGAACGTAATGAACAAATTAGAAAAGAAAATGAGAGACGATTCCAACAAGAGCAACAAAGGATAAACAATCAACGTCTTCATGAGATTAATGAACGTAATCGCATTGCTTTAGAACGGGAAAATGCGAGGAGAAGAGCAGAGGAAAAAAGAAAAGCGGAACAAAAGCGAAAAGAAACCAGTCGCACAAACACAAATGTTCCTCCGTCGCAACCGAAGAATAATCGTTGGTCAATAGGCTCTAATCCAACTCTTCTTCCACGAGCAACCTCATCAAAAACAGCAACTACAAAAACAAACTCATCTAATAAAACCGATGGAAAAGAGGGAAAGTAAGTAATCTTATTGCAAAATGAATTGTATATGCAGTCAATCGCCAGTCGGTTGGCTGCATTTTTTCTGTGTGCAAGGATGGTCTATTCGCCACCGATGGAGGGGCGGTTAGCACCGCTCGCCTCCAGATAGTCGTTTACTGCGTCACGCATGGTGAACTCTCTCATGCCTGTCTTTGCCCAGTAGATAAGGGCATCAACAGCGGCTTTTCTTGCCTTGCTGTATTCGTTGTCTGTCATGATTCTGATGTTTTGAGTTTTCTAAAAAAGTGTGATGCATATCCAAATGGTGATTTCAACAAAGATGATAGACCAACTTAGGAAAGCCAAGCCGAACATCCAGGCATAGGTGCTACCGTTGAAGTATGCACCCTCCTCGATATTGCGGATTCGTTTAAGCTCTTTCTGCTGGTGAGTGAACAGGTCGTTTATCCGCTTCTCATGCTCGTCAAGGGCTTGCTTGAAAGCAGAAATGGCGGTGTTGTTCCGCTTATCCAACTGGGCAACTCCTTCATCGTTGATGCCGACTTTGAGGTTGCTCTGCTCTGCCTTGACTATGGCATGGCATATACTATCCACGATGTTGTCCGTGCTCCTGTGGGCAGCCATAAGTGCCACTTTCGTTGATTCCAACCTCCGATAGGCATTGCCCAGTTCCTCCTTTGCCTCATAGAGTGCTTTCTTGGCTGATTCAATCTCTTTCAGGGTCACTTTGATTTCTTCCTTGCCACTCTCGATGTTCTCGTCCTCCTGCATCTGATTGTACAGGTTAAGCACATCCTGTGTGGCATCTTTCTTGTTTCTTCCCATACCGTTCTTGTTTGAAAAGTTATCGTTTCATGCCTCTCTTTATCGGCTTGCAGAGTGTGTTTGCTTGCATTGCGCAACGTCTTGCCCATTCACGGTCATCATCGTCCTTATCACGTCCCCAGCCACTGCCAGGACTGCCACCGCCACCACATGACTCAGACATCGATGTGGCAGCATCAAGGTAGTTCATGAAGAGCAGCATGGCTACATTCAGAATGTCAGTGTGGCTTGCGGATCCATTCTCGGGAACTTCGATACAACTGTTCATCGTGTCGTAAGCAGTTCTCGGCATGACTATGCTGAAACGCTCACCATCGACTTCAATAATCTTTCTCAATCCGGCAGGAAGGTCAGGTTTGGCAACATTGCTTGTACGAGACAGACCACCTTGCGATGCCGTATTTCTGCTGTCCAATGTGGTAGCGTTTGAAACAGAAGGAGAAGGTCTTTGACCAACTGCAACAGGTGTTGGCTGAGGGTGCAGCTTGCGGAAGGTATTCCCGATTTTCGATGCGGTGAGATTCCTTCCTACACCCAGTTCGGAAGCCTTGATGGTAGTTTTTCCGAACTTGAAGCGGTAGCCATGCACCCTGCCTTGACCATTCTTGTCACGGATAAGCTCGATGTCATATCCCTTTGCCCTCAATCGGTCGGCATATTCATCCCAATCAAAGAACGGCATTGAACGCAGCACATCCATACAGGCTTTGGTCACCTCTGCAATGCGTTCCTGACGAATATCCATGGCATCCTTCCAACCATGACGCTGATTGATGGCTTTCGCAGCCATCACGGCACGCTCACCGATGAACTTCACATCATTGAGATTACCGTCCATGTCGATGCGGTTCACCACCAGATGCAGGTGGGGAATGCCACTCTTGGAGTCACGGTGAAGGGCGGCAAAATATTGGGAGTTGGCTATGTTGGTCGGCTTGACCGAAGTTGCAGCCTTGCCTTTCTTCTTGCCGATGTGGTTCACCTTGGAGATACCATCCATCTCACGAATGAACTCGTCAAGGAATCTTCTCCAGTCCTCCATAGTCCAGTTACGTGCCTCCTCCTCAGATGGGGAAAGCTCAAAGCGGATGGACGTCAGTTCGATGGGCTTCTTGGCATACCTCTGCTTGAACATGGACTGATGCAGCACCATCTCGTCCCACATGCCCATCGGCGGCAGACCCTCGCTGAGATGGTTGGTCTTGACGATGTCCGCGCGATTGTTTTTGGTTGCGTAATTGGTCATTGCCTGACCATGCTGAATTGCTGACGCTTTTGCTATCATAACATATCCAAGAATTTGTCTCTAATGCGGCTCAATTCCTCTATCAGGGTGTTGATGCCTTGAAGCCAACGTTCCATGAAGTCGGCTCTCTTGAAGAGTTTTAGTCTCTCGGTCTGTGGCAGGGCATGAAGCGCATTGCGCACATAAACCAGTTCAGACCTTGCCCCGATTAAGCCCTTCAAGGCTTCCTCCTGCTCTGCGGTCATGGGTAGGGATGGCTTGTGTCCGATGCCTAAGTCATGAAGATATGTGCTCTTGCTCCTGCCTGACAGTCGGGCATTATGTACTACCAAGTCGTAGTGTTCTTCTGTGAAACGAACGTCAATGTGTCTGGTCTTCGGAGGTCTCTTCCTTGAGGTTTTCTCCGTGTTGTTATTCTTGTCTTTTGTCATTGTAGATGGGGTTTATAAAGTTTATACTTGATATAACAGGACAGCCAATGTGAGCCTGCGAACATTCAAGAATGCCAGTAGGAAGCGGTGGGCGAAGCGAAACCGTCTGACACTGGTACTTCTTGTTTAGACCTCCGAAAAAAAACTACGGCTAATAGAGGTAGCGGCTTCTGGATAGCTTGCCTGTCGGGAACGTCAATAGTCGAAATAAGGGAAAAGTAGAGATGACATCATGAGTGACTTGGGGTGATATGCGCGCCATGTCTCTCCGTGTGATCCTCGCATCGTCCTTCATGGGGCGGTGGCTGCAAGAGGTTGCCCTCGTCATCATAGACAGGAGACGGCAGCAACTCAATGGGTGATGCCCCTTCTCCTTGATTGCAGTCATCTTCTGACGGCTGTCCAACCTCATACTCAAAATGGTCATCACCTTCCTTTTCCCTTTGTTTGAAGTCTTGTGGTATCGGAGAAGGATCTGAAAGTCCATCCCCGATAACATGAGAATTAACGAAAGGGGAAGAGGTATTATAAGAGGCAGGAACATGGGGCTGCAGAATGTCAGTAGTGGCAGGATTGACGCTGCTGTCTTTCTGCTGACCTATGCCATTGGAAAGATTGCCTTCCGAAGAGCAAGCGGTATCGGATGGGACATTGGACACCGATTCCTCTTGGGTGGCGGAAGTCACGGATTGACGGTTGTAGAAGGGGTTCTTGATGGCTTCCTTGATGCCGTCAACGTACCAGAAGGCGATGCATAGTATCGTATGTATGGAGGTGCGGTTGTTCCTCTCGGTTGAGAGGATGCCCACCTGATTGAACAGTTCCACCACCTTTGCCGCTGTCTTGCGGTCACACTTCCAAAGGGCAGACAGCTCAACGGTAGAGATGGCAAACTGCCCGATGGAGAGAGAAGCGGAGAAGCCTGTCTTCAGATAAACACTTGGCTTGGTGGATGCCATTGATACAAAAGTGCCGAAGGCGGTCATGCGGTGGAAGCCCTGCCTGTCATCCTTCAAGAAATCGAGCTGTTCCTTGGTCAGCAGGATTCCGTATTTTATGCTTTGGTTACTCATCTTGAAAAACTGATTATTAGTGAAACGGATTACTCAGCAAAGAAAGAATGAATAGTTTCTCTTTCCCCTTTCGTAAAAAGTAGATTACATGATTCTCTTATCCGTCATGCCATTCTTCCCCATCAGGATTTTTCTCGCCCTTGACCCTCTTCATGGAGGCAGGCTTGTTCTTCTTGCTTTTCTGCAACATTGCCAGATGAGCCTCGAAGTCTGCCTGTTCCTCCTGGGTCGATTCGTAAGGCTTGTCCCATGAGCCACCTGCCTCAATCCATTTTATCAGCTGGTCTTTGAAGAAGTAGAGCGTGTTCCCTCTCTTGTAGAAAGGAATGCGCCTTTCAGATGTGTAAGCATAAAGCGATGAGACTTTCTTTCGGACGAAGGCACTTGCCTCTCTGATGTCCATAAGAACATGGTCATTCTCGCTCGGAGCATTGCCTATTCTCTGACCAATGTCATCAAGACGAGTCATCATCGTATTGACCTTTGTCAGAAGTTCGCCAACTGCACTGGGCAGTTGGTCGAACGATAATGATTTGTTTTCTTCCATTTGTTATCCTGATTATGTTTTTCACTTATGTCTGGTCACTCTCTTCCTTTGTTGGTATTTTGAGCGAGATACGTTCTGCCGCATCACGTTTGAGTTCGTCCACCACATCGGCATACACCTGAGTAGTGGCAAGATTGCTATGGGTAAGCAGCTTGCTCACGGTGTAGATGTCCGTTCCCTCTGCCAACTGCAAGGTGGCAAAGGTATGACGGAAGCAGTGGAAGGTGATGTGTTTCTCGATGCCGGAAGCCTTTATCCACGGTTTGAGATACAATGCCACTGTACTGTTCGTGAGATTCTTGAACACCTGTCCAGTGCTTCGCTCGCCACAGAGCTGCAAAGCCTCTTCGCTGATAGGCAGGATTGCAGCGGTGGAAGTCTTCTTTGTGATAATGTCCATTCCCCAGCCGCCATCAGCCAACTTGACGATATTCTCCCACTGGAGTCTGATGCAGTCAGAAAGGCGAAGACCTGTAAGGCAGGAGAAGAGACCTGCACGGCGAAGGACATCACTCTTGCAAGGAGTCTGAGACAACTGCAACAACTCTTCCTTGGTGAGGAACTGCCGCTTGTTGCCATGAGCCTTGGCACGCACAAGTTTCTTGGCGATATTCTCTTTGAGCAGTCCGTCCTCGTATGCGATGGCAAGGATGCACTTCAACTTGGTAAGGTTGTTGTTGGCTGTTGTTCCCATCATGCGCTTGCCGTTGTGCATACAGGCATCCGACAACAGGTAGTCGAGGAATCCCTGGCAGTACGGAACGGTAAGGTCGCAGAAGCGGCACTCGCCATGCGTGTAATTGTGGAAGTGCATGTAGGCGGTTGCCCAGTTCTGGCTGCTGCCACGCTCAATCATGAGGTTCTTGAAATATTCCAAGAAGCTCTCCTTGCCCTTGTTGCGGTCGAGGAAGCCATACTCCTCATTGATGATGGACTCAGTCCTGCGGCACTTGATGATTTCCGCTTTCTGAATCATACTTTTGTTGTACTCCTGCTGAAAGCGTTCAACAGGGTTGGTGTAGATGTAAAGACCAAGGTACTCCCTGCGTGAGAGCTTGCCTGTCTTCGGGTTGCGGATTGGAGGATAGAAATCCAGATAGAGGGAAGTCTGTCCGTTCTTGATAGGTCGTTTCCGCACGGTGACCTTTGTACAAATGTTCGTCATATTGTTATTCTTTTATTATTCTTACCGATGTGTATCTGTGGATGCGAATAGCCATGGTCGCAACGCTTTAACTCTCAAATCCGATGCAAAGTTAGATTGCCGTGAAAAGAGAAAAGCAAAGATGGCTTCAAATACAGCCAGAATTTAACCTGAATTTGCTTTTGAGTATGATTTTACGCTCAAAATCAGACTAAAAGCAGGTATTGGATGCGTTTTTTGTCTTATATCCGTTACTCTGCGTTGTGGGTTTGTTTCGACCGACATGGATGGGTGCTGCATAGCAATTGCAACGGCATGGGTCGTATATGAGTTTGTTTGAACCATCTCTTGACTTGTGTCTCACTTCCGTTTTGCCTTGGTCGTAGTACTGCTTTTCTCTGCCTTCTTGCGTGCAGCCTCCCAGTCTGCTTTCAGATAGTAGTTGGCTCTTCCGCCTTTGAACTTTCGGATTCTCACTCCATGGGTCTCCGCAAATCTGCGTACCTGTGTCTTGCCTAATCCGTAGAGTTTCATGATGTCGAAGCAGGTGTACCAGTCATCGGAAATGTTCTTACCCTGTTCTTCATTATAAAGCCCGATAACCCTTTCCACGTCTTCTTTCTTGAAGCAGGTCGTTCCCCATGCGTGAACTGACTGGAGTTGGTAACGATTGCGGACTTCATAGAATCTTCCATACTTGATATTAAAGGTGCTCAACACCTCTGCCATTGTGTAATGGGTGTCGTGGGTTACTCCATCAGGTGCTCTTTCACCAGCCCTGGGAGTCTTGCGACACTTTGCCAACTTGTTGACTGAGCCAGTCTCGGCATCTTTTAGCCTCTGTGCTTTCTTGGACGTTGCTCCTTCTAACGATAGGGAAGAAGGGAGAACCACCTGATAACCTTGTCCCTTGGCTATTTCAAGAAGGTCTTGCAAATAGATCCTGGTCATGCGTGTACCGAAATTTACGGCTCTTAGCCTGCCTTGACGAATAAGACTGCGTACTGTCTTGACGCTGATGCTTACTGCCTGCGCTGTTTCCTCTACGGACATCAGCACGATTGGAATGCGAGTTGTAGTATTCATTTTTACCGTTATTTTTGAATTTTGCAGTGACTCATGGGGGATGGTCCTTGACGGAAACTTTTAAGAGGAAACAAGGGGAAATAAGAGGAAATAAGAACCCTCATTAAGAACCGTGTGTCCCTCTGCCCATGGTACAACCGTGGTACAAAATTACTATAAACGGATGAAACTCGCAATAGGCGGTTGGAGCGTTATGTTAATGAATATGTATTGAAAATGAGCTATTTATGACGTTTCTCTAAGTTTTGTTTGGAGTTCTTTTCGATGCGTTTTAGTCCATATGACATGCATGTGGAAGGATTTCCCGGAACCGCTCGGCCCGAGGGCAAAAAAGTTCGAGTTGTCCGTCAGCTTCTGTCTGCCTTCCTTGCCGGTGATGTCGATGGCGACAGGCACTCCCTGGCGGTCAGTGTAATAGACTTTCACCGGGGTGTCTTCGCTGTGCTGCACACGTTCCTTGTACATCAGGCACATCGCCGCGTCCGATAGGGTCAGGAACCGGTCATACTCTTCATTCAGGCTGTAGCAGTTGCCCGGGAACGAGCCGACGAACAGCTCCAGCTGGTTGTAGGCTCGTTTGGAGATATGAATTCCCATTCTACCGAAAGCGTTCTCCAGATGATTCGTACACTTCTGCAGGTCCGTATCGCCGGACACGGCCACTATAAGGTTGAAATGGCTGTACACGAGCTGCTTGCTCTCGCGGGCAATCACCTCCTGTACACGTTTTATGTCTTCGACCGCTGCCTGGTTGCTCGGGTTGGGAATACTCGCGTGCCGGTTCTTCTTCTTGTCCAGCAGCGAAAGTTCACGCTTCTGGTTGGGAAGGAAGATGACCTGGTTATAGACCACTGTATCGGCATTCGGAATGCTGTCAATGGCCGAGACAAGATCCACGGGCATTTCCGTGTTGTTCACTTCTATATTGGTATAGGGTCTGATCATCGAAGGCAGCGAGATGCAGTCCACGTCCACGAGACTGTACACCTTGCAGCGCTTGTCACCCATCGAGACGCTCTCATCGTCCGACTTGAAGTTCGTCATCGAGATAATACGGTCCTTGAAGTTCATGGCGAAATACCGGTCCACGTAATCGCTTGCCTCGGATTTGTTCAGGAAACGCGCCTGCACGCCGCTGTCCCGCAACTGGTCCTGTACCTTGCGGATCTTGACAAGGAAATCACGCCATTTCTTGTTGTCGAACGAGAAAAGGCGGCTTTTCCTGGCTTCCTGAGTGATGGTCAGGTAACACATGCTGTCCGTGTACGCCCTTCCCTTGAAATACCGGAAATACGATTCAGAAAGGAACTCCTGTTTCCCGGTATCCTCGTTGACAAAACGCTTCCTCACGAAGATGTCCTGCTTGTGAATGGCATAACCTTCTCCCAAGGTCAGGGCAAGGGCGGAGAACAGATGCGTGAAATCGTAGTAGCTGTCTATGTTCGCCGAATACTTCTGTACCGGATTCTCAATCTTCAGCACGGCGGAGTATTCGCCCGTCTTGGTGTACAGGACACCCACGCCTTCCGTGTCTTCCACCGAGAAATAGATGTCCTGGAAGATACGCTTGCGCTTGCCTCCGGTACCGAACGCATGGACGGATATGGCCATACCCGCGCATAAGGCAACGAAAATCAGGATAATGTATAGGGTCATTTCAATATACGTTCAATTAAATAGGGGTAGGCCCGTATCTCATACGAACCTACCCGCGTTCAACATTCAATATAGCCACACATTGCTGTGATGGTTTAATTTTGTCAGACCTTACGCGAGTAGGCATAGACGAACACGCCTCGGTCCGTTCTCTTGCTGTGCAGACCTTTCCGCTGCTTGAAGATGATTAGCACGATGCCCACCGACAGAATGACTGTCAGAGCGGCCAGTCCGGCCACGAATCCGGCAAGGCAGTAAGCGGCTATGAAGCCCGCGATGGCTCCGCCTGCCGTTCCTGCCGCCCAATAGATGTAACGGCCCTGCAATCCCATCACTTCAAGAGGACGTTGCAGCCCCTTGAACAGCGGATAGTCCGGATAACGTGTTTCCTTGCTTTTCATCCCTCGGTACTTTTATGCGTCAATGCCGAAAAACAAAGGAAGAGCCTGTGCTGCTGCAATCAGGAAAAGACATGCACCAACCACCATCATGATCTTCTTTTTGACATCCTGCTCTTCGTTGTTCATGGCGATGTAAACGGAGATGGCGCCGATAATGGCGACTACACCGGCGATGGCATAGCAGAGCTTGACCATGACTGGTACATACTTGACAATTTCCTCCGCCACGGTAGATAGTGCGGTAGTACCGGCTGAATAGTCGCCGGCCGTACTCTGGGCCATTGCCGTGGTACCAGAGAACAAAGTGAGTGCAAGCATCTTCACTTTGGTGGAAACACCTTGGATGAATCCTTTTGCCTTTCGGCACATTTGTTTTACTTTCTGAAACATACTTGATCGTTTTTGAGTTAATATTTATGTATTGGATTGTTAAACAGCCTTATATGCGATAACCGAAAAATGCCGGAAGCACGATGGAGGCCCCGATGATGAACAGGCACGCGCCAAGCAGCGATAAAAAGGATTTGACGATGCCGTCCTCTCCAGTGTTCATCTTGATGTAGATCTGGAAGGCGGACACGATGACCAGAACGGATGCGATGGAGTAGCATATATACAGGACATACAGCATCATCGTGACCACGAAGTCGTGCATCGTGGCCAGCGCATCCGCTCCCCAGCTGTAGTTCACGCTGCCGCTCTTGGCGAAAGCCGCATAGGGTACAAGAATTAACAGGCATACTATCTTTTGCTTAATCGACATGCTACAATTTGTCTTTAATTGGTTTCCAGGCCATCTCCGGACGATTTTCCAGTTTGCCCCTGGAAAGCATCGCCTTGTACATTTCATCTGCACTGAAGCCATCAGACAGGTAGGGCGTGGTTTCCTCCATCTTTTCCTCCGCCTTGGCTTTGAGACGCTCCAGTCTTTCTTCCGGGGTCTCCTTTGTCTCCGGCTTTTTGTCCGCCGGCTTCTGGTCGGTGGCAGAATCGCCGCCTGATGCTGTTTCAGTATCGTATTGCTCGTTGCCGACACGGAACCCGGTTTCACTCTCGCTCACGGCAACACTCTCTTCGTCCTCCAGTGTGCCGAGGTCGAAAACTTCCTCCTCTGTCTTGCCGGTTCTCCTTTTTCCATAGAGATCCTGCATAATGATGACCGCGTAATAAATGAGGTACGCGACCGTCAGAACAATGGCAAAAATGAAATATGATCTCATATCTTTTAGTATGGATATTGAATTTTGTATTAGTTTGATTTCACAAATAAAAAAGGAGAATTCCGAACTACGAAATAATTGTGTATTAAACGGATGTTTTCTTTACAAGATTTATATCGATTTTGAAAATCGTACTATAAAATCGTACTATATCGCCTTAATGAACGGGAAAAATGAAGAAGTCAGGGCATAAAAAAAGCCCTCCGTTCAGGAGGGCTTCCATTGGCAGATTCGCTTTTTTTAGGTCAGCGTTTCTTGCCTCGCAAGCAATCATTCAGATCCTTGTATTCGCTATATCGGACAGCTTCGTTGCTGACCCGTTCGCCGTATAGTCCGGCTATGGTTTCCACGGTCTTTTGCCCGGCAAGGTCATTGTCGAGATAACAATGTATATGCAGGTATCTCTGCAGGTACATCAATGCCTTTTTCAGGTTGTTTACGGAGTTCATGACAAGGTAGTCGCAAGGCTGGTCTATACAAATGGTCCAGTTGCATGACTGCTTCAATGTCAGGTAAGACAGAAAGTCCATGAACCCCTCGAACACGCAGACCCGTTCCTGTATCTCTCCGCACTGATGTCCGATCAGGGAGATGTCCTTGTTCTTGATACATCCTTTATAATAGGCGTTGCGCATTTCATATCCGCCCGAAACATTACCGAACGCGAGGGCAAAATAATGCCGGTCACGCAATTCATAATGGATTTCCTTGCAGAACATACGTCCTATGTCAGCATCTATTTTCCGGGACTGAAGGTAAGAGTATAACGCGTGATGCCGTAACGGGACGACAATCAGATTTTTCATATCCGATTCCACGGGACGGGGCGGAAGAGCCTGGAAACGGACTTTCGGCAAAGGCATATCGCTGGAATGCCGCCCGATGTATGCCAGTACCTCGCTTACACTTTCAGTCTGGTAAAGGTATTTACCCAATTCCACGAGGTCGCCTCCGGTGGCCGCCCCAAAATCATACCATTCGTTCAACCGGTCATTGACCTTGAACGACGGCGACTGTTCATCCCTTAACGGCGAGAGATACCAGTACTGATCCGATTTAATGTATTGCGCATGGTGGCCGAGCTGCGCCAGAAAGTCCACTATGCGTACCTGTTTTGCTTCTTCTATAGTCATGGCTGTTTTCTTTCACTTGTTCACACGGAAATGGTTTAGTTTAGTTTTATTCCTATATATATACATACTAAAGTAAACTGAAATATATATGCCCGCGCCCGGCTTCATTCTTCATCAAAAAGCCTTGCTTCCGCGGGGGTCATGTCATAGTAGAACAGCTTGTCCTGCTTGACAACAAGTTTAAGGTTGTCCGTCAGGTACTGCAGCAGTTTTATCATGACACTGCGGCCACGTTTGAAGCCTATGTTTTCATAAGAGACGATCAGACGTTGCAGTACATTCTCAAAGCCCCTGATGGGTTTGCCGTCAAAGGCAGCGGAAAGGGCTTCCCGGTGCTGCTCGATGCTCAGCTCCGTAAAGCTTGTCCGTTGCCTGGGCTTCGGGGTGTCGCCGAACGTGTGCCCTTCGGCGATGACCGGGAGCCCGTTGTCGTCCACGGTGAACGCGAAGGGTTTGAACTCCTTTTCCCGGATATGCAGGGCATGGACTTCACTGACAGACGGATTCTCGTTGCATTTGCTGATGACCAGTACTGTTTCCGCCTTGTTGCTCATCTCCGTACCGATATGGCCTCGTACATTGTTGTCCCCTTTGTTCAGGTGCAGCACGCAATGGATATGGAGGTCGTAACGAGAGGACCATTCCATCATTTTGTTGATGACCTCCACCGATTCGCTGGTGCTGTTGATGTCCAGCATAAGGTCGCGGATACCGTCAATGATAACCAGCCCATAACCTTTACCCTGACGCAGGGCATAGTCTATCACACTTATACGGACTGTCGGAGAATACTCCCGCAGGCAGATGAAATCAAGGTTCTCGCTGTCTGCTGTGGTAGGAAGCCCGGCCAGACGCAGAATACGTTCCAGCACCGTGTGACAATGATAGCGGCTCTGCTCGGTATCGACATACAGGATCCGGCGTTTGCCTTCCGGCAGATGCGCCCGGTAGTTCAGCACCTGCTTACCTGCCAGGGAAGCGGCGACAAGGGCGGAGACATTGAATGTCTTCTTGGATTTTGCCTTGCCGGTCGATGCACTGAAATTGCCGAGAGTCGCTATGGTCGAATTGTCAATCCAGATAATTTGCGGCGGGGTCTCGTATGTATCCGTCGCCTTGATTTGGGAAGCTGAAAGAATATCTGACAGACGGGTCTCTTCCAATCCCATTCCCGTCTTCTGGTCAGTTCTTCTTTCGTTTTCCATGGCGTTTCTCGTTTAAGAAGGGTTGTACTGCTGCCGCCTCGTGTGCCATCCGCGTGGCATCATCGACGGCAAGTTCATGATTCTGCAGGAGCCATTCGTCCAGTTCCTCCTTGGCAAAGTAGATCATCTTGCCGCGAGGCTTGTAGTGAGGAATCTCCTTGTTGGCCGTAAGTTTATACAGCATACTTTCTGATACCCCGATGTACATGCAGGCTTCCGAAAAAGTAAAGACCTTTTTGGTCGCGTAAATGTTCTTTTCCAGCAATTCCACCCGTTCCAGAAAGCTCTCGACCGGTTCCAATTTCCGGATAATCGCTTCAAGGGCCGTGAGCCGTTCGCTCAACCTTTCCATGAATGTCAATCTGTTGGACATATTATTCGTGATTAAATTAGACAATAAGAGATGCACCTCTGTTTGTAACGCGTTGTATACAGAGGCAAAGGTAGAGTGTGAATATCTAAAAGCATTGGATGACAGTATGATACCGGTTTGGTAGCATATCAGTTATCATACTTTTGCTTTTCACATGGTTGACTTCTTAGCACTTCCTTTCATTCCTTCAGTTGGCTTACAAACTTTCTGATATTGTAAGCGGTTGAAGTCATTTTGTTCCTGACCAACGAAAGCGTGGTGGATATGCTCGTTGCGGATATGAAGTGCGAGCCGTCCTTGGATTGCAGGAAACGCCCTCTTTCGAGGACTGATTGCCAGTAAGGCTGAATGAATGAATTCTCAAGAAGGGCATCGAACAGGATAGCCACACGGCGCACGCTGTTCACCCGAAGACAGAAACCTATCTTGCAGGAGAAGAGAGATTCCATGTCGTCAATAGTTACGGGAGAACAGAACAGATGATAAGTATTGGCGCAAGAAACGATACCGGCCAGTTGTTTGCGCGAAAGACTGCAGTCAAAAGAAAGAAATGAAAACTTTGCCGGATTACAATCGGAAGATGCCAGTTCCGATGTGTCATACTTCCGCTTTAGTTCCATGCACTCCTCGAAAGAGAGGCTCGGGGCGGAAAAAAGCGGTTGGATAAGGTAGGGGCAGTCGGTCAGCAGTCCCTTGACGATGTGGATGTTCATTTCGTGGCAGTTCCGACAGACCGCGTTATCGCAGTCAATATACCGGTGACTGTTCACAAAATCCTCCACATAACGGCGATACTGTTTGCCGTGGATTTTGACCTCCTGGAGATAAACTGTTTTTGCTTCGGTAAGCAGGGCGAAAAGTTCTTCCGCCACGTCCTGTGCCGATTCAATGTGATGCGGGTGTTTGCTCCCCTCAAAAAGAGAGAAGGCCTTTGTCAGCTCTTGTCATGTCGATTTACATTTTATTGGTTTATAATAATATATCATCATAAAGGTATCGTTTTTCGATTGTATCTGCAATCGATGACGCCCTTAAAATATCTACTTGTAAATTTGACATGATATGGTATATCATTGGTCACTCAAACAATCCGTTGACCAGGTTGACCGCATCATCCTTTTTCTGGTTGATGATTTTGGCGTACACCTGTGTCATTTTCACGTCAGCATGGCCGAGCAGCTTGGATGTCGTATATAAGTCTGCTCCGAGTGTCAGCATCATCGTCGCGAACGTGTGCCGCGCCGTATGGAATGTAAAACGCTTGTTTATTCCCGCCGCTTTTGCCCATGGTTTGATAAGAATATTGACCATTGCTGGGGACGGCAGGTCAAACACATGGTCATCAGGAGTTTTGTCTCCACGCGCAGGCATCCACTTCAACGCTTCCGGGGAAAGCGGAAGATAAATCGGTTCCTTGGTTTTCTGCATTGAAACCGACAGACGGTATTGTCCACGATCAACGAATACATCTTTCCATTGCAACTTGATTATATCACTGATTCGCAGACCGCAGAAACAAGAGAACAGATAGGCACCTTTCACGGATTCATTTTTCATCGGGGTTGCGATCAATGCACGCACCTCTTCAATGGTCATGTATGACCGTTTGCTTTCAGGCAGACGGATCTTTTCCGACTTGCTGATTTTCGTGAAAGGATTGGACTTGATGATCTCGGCCCTGACAGCCGCATTCAAGGCTCCGTTCAATACCCGGTAATAAGTATGCAGTGTGTAATTCGACACTCGTTTGCCTCTGGAACGGTATTCGGACTGAAGGTAGTCAAGATAATTCTGGCAGAATGTCTTGTCTATTTGATCCATCAACATACGTTCTCCCGCATAATCCTTCAAGATGCGTATAGTGATGTCAATTTGATAACCGTCCTTTTTGCCACGCTTGGCCTGGTTCTCCTTGTAGGTATTCATCCAGTCAAGCAGGTAAACTCTCTCTTTGGTTTCTATACCGGCCTCGCCGTTGGTCAGCTCGATAATACGTTTGGACTTGATGGCATTGGCGGCATTCATAGTCGCCTGATTCTGCCGACGGGCATTGTTATCCGTTTCCGGAATGAGATACAACTTAAGATATTCGTATGTTCGTTTTCCGAAACGGTATATATCAAGATACAGACTTTGGCTTCCATCTGCCAGCTTCTTTGTCCGAAGGCGGACAGGCTCTTTTACTTTTGTAGGCTTCTTTACTCGTGGCATATCGATCCCTTCATAATTTTGTTTCTGTTGCAAAGATATGAATAAAGGTCGATATTGAGAAACAAACGAGAAACAAAATTGTACCGAAAAAGAACCAATCAACTGAAAAGAAAGAAAACAACTGAAAACATCAAGTACACTATAATCAATTGTAAATAAGCGGTTTTATTTGCACTTGTTTAGCTCTTGTTTTCATTTTAGGGCTTTACTTTATAAATCTGATAAATCTATCGGATATGACCTGTTTTTATGTTTGCTTTATCTGACAGAATCGCTATCTTTGAAGAAAATTGATTCTTTAAATGAATAACTACAGCTATGATAAAAATATATGGAATGGAAACTTGTCCGGATTGTACGTATGTAGAAGAACAAGTAAAAGGTAATAACCAATATGAAGTCATCGATATTGGTCAACACGTAAGAGATTTGAAAGCATTCTTGAGACTACGGGATCATCATCCGGCCTTTAATGAAGCCAAAAGTGTTGGAGCCGTTGGAATTCCTTGCTTTGTATTGGAAGACGGTACGGTTACTTTGAGTCCAGAAGATGCCGGATTACGTTCACGTCCTATCAATGAAGGAGCAACATGTAATATTGACGGAAGCGGTTGTTGATTATGGCACAGAAAATTCTTTTCCTTCACGGTTTCTTTGCATCAGGTACATGTATCCCAGCTCTTGCCTTGAAAGAATATTTCAGCGGTAAGGCAACAGTTTTGAGTCCAGACTTACCCCTGCATCCACAGGAAACTCTCGACTTTATCCAAAGATTGTGCAACCAAGAACAACCTGATATATTGGTAGGAAACAGTAATGGCTCGTTTTTGGCACAGATAGTAGCATCTAAAAACAATATCCCTGCTTTACTCGGAAATCCTCATTTCGAAATGACACGCTTCTTGATAGAACGTATTGGTTCGCATGAATACAAATCACCACGAGCTAACGGAAATCAGCAGCTTGTCATTAACCAAACATTGATTGATGAATTCGCAGAACTTCAACAGCATCAATGGGACAATTGTCAGGTAGCTAACCAAGAAAATATATGGGGAATATTTGGTGAGAATGACCATCTGGCACACTTTGAGCCTTTATTTTTAATGCATTATAAATATTCATACCACTTTCCTGGCGGTCATACTCCAACAGCTGAAGAAGTACAAAAGTATTATGCGCCATTAGCGGAACGATTATTGGAATTATAGCATAACTTATCATATAATATAGAAAGGATACCACTTTTGTTTATTATATGATAAGTTATAAATTCATGTCTTACATTCAATCCCATAAATTAATCCGCCCCTATTCCATCTGAACACTTCATACTTTCCAATAATAATCAAACTATTTATGACAATTAGTGACGTTTGATGAAGTCTGATGTCACTCTTGTCATTTTCTGATAATACATAATCAGTAAACATTACCTTTGCTTACGAACAGTTAAACATATGGCTTATGTATTTGAAGAAATTTGAATATTATATTTTAGATTCTAGTGTAGCTGGAACATTACTTCTTATAGCACTTGCTATACGCATTGAAGCAGTCAATGCAGGCTTTGATCAATTCAGCTCAAATATTATCTTTATATCGGTCTTTATAATATCTACAGGATTATATATATCAATGCAAATTGCATTATACGAGATAATTATATATTTATGTCATCATAGCAAATCTTTATCTATCCATGAACATCTTAATGATTCTGTGATTGCACCAGAACAAGCATTTATGGAATATGAAAAACTCCGATCGAATACTATTATAGAACAGAAACGTACGAACGATAAAAAGCTAGAGTTAGTACATATATACATCCATCAAACGATGGCTGCTTATACAAGCCAAGAAAATCTGCAGCGCCTCTGTGCTTATATTTCAGATTTCTTTCAAGATAAAACTGCTATCGATATTATTCCTATAAAAGTAGATTCAAAATTGAAAGCTATAGATGTTATGCATTTGGGTTGGAACATAGGTAAAGCATTAGGTAAACGACGTTCTTATACAGCAGAATTCATTAAAAAAGTATTTGCTGATACCATGAAAGAAAATGAAATCAACACGATAATCAAAAAGATGTCTCACTCAGAAACAGAATGCCTGATTAAATTAAATCCAGATATAATTCAATAAATCAGACTTTATATTCATAAATACTGCATGAACAAGTATCAATCCCCAAAAGCAAAAACAGATTGTATGACAAAAGAACCTATCACATTCGACAAACTTCCGCAGGCCGTAAGCTATTTAACGGAACAAGTGGAGAAAATTTACCAATTAGTTGAAACCCTACAACCACAGAAACTTGATCATCAGCATCAACTAATTGACATAGATAAGGCTAGCATACTTATCCAAAAATCAAAACCGACAATCTATAGACTTGCTCGTACAGGTCTCATCCCAACCTATAAACGTGGTAAAAAATTATATTTCTATGAGGATGAGCTCCTTAAATGGATAGAGGCTGGCAAAAAACAAAGCCAACCTCTATCCTATCAGGAACAATCCGCACAAATACTTAGTGGAATAAAGCGTAAACCTAGAAATGGGGTTAATGTATAATTCTTATTTCAAAAAGAATCATTTGTAATCATATTAATGATCCTTCTTTTAAAAGTCCTATTAACTATGACTCTCGCAAAAGAGTGTTAGTTTATTTTAAATTAACCAATAATACTATCAAATAAATTCATTCAATATAAAAACTAGATTCTCATTTACTCACCAATGACATAAACTATGATTAAAAGTGACACCAAAAATCAGCATTTTTAATCATATTACTTAAGCGAAAGAATCCATTTATTTTCATCTGTCCTCCAATTTTCTATCTCATCTATATGTTCGGGTAAATAAGCTGTAAGATGTGGCCTATTTATATATAGTAAGAATAAAAGCACACTTTTAGCAGTTTGTATTTTTTCCTCCTTTGTAAATCGGGCGGTAATACCATTAAGAGTGTACATATTTTCCTCCATATGACTTTCTGTATTAAGAGTTAAGCGATACATAAAATTTGCATAATAATTGCGCTTATCTTCAGGTATATTTATAAGGATGTCATCCATTCTAAGCATTTTCTCAAAACCAATATTATAGCAAAAACTAGAATATGCTTCCAACAATCTTCGCATAGTGTTACCAATACTAATATCACGAATATCATCAATTTCATATGAGTCTGCATTAGAAGCATACTCAAAAACATACTCTAATAATTTTTTATATTCATTCTTAGATTTATGCACCTTGAAAGCTTGATTCACTAATTCTACAAATGTAGGATCACTTTTTCCAGTTAATTCATTACGAATCTTCATTAAATCAAAAATAGACTGTAAATCATGAGATAAGACCAGTATCCGACTATTGATATTTCCTTTCAAAATGTTTCCAAATTGAAATCGCAATAATGTCATAACACCTACACGATTACCATAATCAAAACTTGATACAGGGTCATCAAGCACAATAAGATATTCTGAAGAATACTTTGCAAATTCTGTTTTGCCACCAAAAAGTTTAGCAAAAAAATAGCATAAACCTAATACATTTCTTTCCCCAACACTAATCTTCTTTGGTTTAACAGGCCTACCATTGATTCTAAGCTTATAGCAACCCTCTCCTGGTTCCAAAGATATTTTGCGTTTGCTGTAAAACACGTATTGTAGCTCCTGATTAATATAGTCTAAAGCAATATCGGTGCGCTCTTTTTGTGCTTTTAGTACTTTTATTTCATTTTGAATCTTATCACGTTCCTTACACTTAATATCCAAACATTCTTGATTCTGATTACTTTTTTCTATTGATTGTTTATAGCTTTGCAGTAAAGCCGAATGAAGTTTCCGCGCTAACAAATAATTATCTATTCGTATTTGTTTATAGAGTTTCGTTCGTTTATTTACTGAATCATTAAATCGTTTTACACATGCATCTATTACATCTAATGCTTTTATCCATGTAATAACTGCTTCTTTGTATACTTTACATTCTTCTTCTGAAAATGGAACTTTTAGTGCTTTATAAATATCATTCTTCCGTTGATTTATCCTCTGTTGTACTTTATATAATATACTGTTCAGATTTGTTAGTGCTGCATGTGCAGAATTCAACTCCTGCTCATTTAAACTACCTTTAAATTCGGGAAGAGAAGTCTCTATTGAGGTGAATTTTTTTAATTCAGCATACAATAATTGCTCATATTTTTTTGCTTCATCATTCAATATATGGGTTAAAGTCTGAGTTATATTCTCTTTATCTAGTTCTGTTATTTCACGTAAGCACATTGGACAAAAAGACCAATCTTCTGCCAACATTCGTTTTGTTTCTTCTGTGGAATGCAATGGGTGCTGTACTAGTAATGCTAAAAGTCTATGTTCTCGTTCAGTCAATTCAGGAACATCTAAAGGTTTAATTAACAATTCTATTAGTCGATCCAGTGTATCAGGCAGTGATACTGTCACTTTATTCCATGCCAATTCTTGTGCATCTTCAGATTCTCGATACAAATTTAGATTATCCATTACTCGATTATGCAATATATCATAATTTTCTAAAGGTTCCTCTAAACTTAATAATGTATTAATAACATCTTCAGAAATTCGACTTTTTACTGTATTCCCTTTTACATCTCGATCTATGTCAGCCCACCCTCCATCTGCACGAAGAGCTTCTCGAATTTGATTGAAATAATATAGAGGTGAAATATTTTCTTTAGCATTATCATATTTCTTTTGTTCTTGTTCCAATTTATTGATTTCAAGTTCAAGTTTAGTCAAGACTTCCTTCTTTTTCATTATTTTCTCGTCTAGCTCTACTTGTTCTCCCAACATAACAATAGTGTTAATACCATCTCTTTCAACTCTTACCTGATCGCGTACAAAATCCTCATTGAAAATAAAAATAGAATCTTGCTTATCATTAGTAATAATAGCATTCGAAGTTACAGTAAAATCAGGATTTTTTTCCTCGTCAGATTTGACAAGTTCACCAATACAATTAGCTATTGTTGTCTTTCCACTGCCATTACGACCATATATAACACTCAATTCGTCTTTTTTAAAAAGTTCAAATTCAGTTTCGTTGTCGAAACAACCTCCTTTTATTTTAATTGTTTTAAAGTTTTCAAACATTATTTGTAAATTAAACTTATGGAACTAAAATTGGAGTTTCCAATCTTAGTTCCAATTATTTTATCTAGGACATTTATTTAATTTTTAATCTACGATTAGAGTCATAAACTTCGCCTCACTACTATCTGAGGGTATAATACCAGAAACAACTTCTCTGGTTAGATCCTTCGCTTGCTTTTTAAATGATACTATTTTTGAAACTTTATCAATAATTTGTTGTTTCAGAATCTGTTCTTTGGGTATTGGAAGTTGTAATTCATGAATTCTCTCTCCTAAAGTATCTATTATATCCTGAGTAAATCGTTTAGCATATATCTGCATCTTAACAATGGGACAAGACAATAAAGCTAACAATAATAATGGATTTAGCTTATCAGGCTGGTTTACTCTTATTTTATAAATATGGCTTTGAAATACAATCTCTTTATCATCTTCTGTTATTAATGCACATGTACCTACTAGATAGGTACCATCTCTCACCATTAAAATATCATTTTCCTGAACATCTTGCTTGCTTTTGAAAGTTTCGTATATATCGCGACTAAGACCTTGCTTTGGATCTAACTTTATTTCCCAGTTAGCAATATCACTCGTTCTAATAAAAGGAATTGACCCTGTACCATAACTTTCTTTTTTTACTTCATGACCAGTTGTTATTGAGATTATTCCTTGATCCTCTAAATCTTGCATAGAAACTATTGTATGAGTCACTTTTAGTGAATTAAGAGTTTCCTCTATCTCAGGATTATAATACTTAGGGACATATACGTTATTGCGAATATCTTTCTCTGTAATTACAAAACCAAGATGATTACGTTCAATATCTCCATTTTCAATATATTGGTTGTATTTTTCCATAATCAGAGGAATGTCATCACGACTTGTTTCATTTCCTCTAGAATCATGTCCACAATATCTAGCAATTCCCATAAATATTTTATCATCAGGAATACTTTTCCCTTTTTCTAAATATACAACACACGTTTTAGCATGAGTATAAGGTTGAAAAAGTTCTTCAGGCATTGATATTATAGCTGAAATTTTAGCACGTTCCTTAATATACTGAACAATATATTTGTGTGAAGGATTACAGAAAATACTTTCTGGTGAAATAAAACACATTCTACCATTTTTAGAAAGCAAATTTAAACAACGTTCAATAAATAAAATTTGTGGCGGTTGAGCATCTGCTAACAAACTTGTCTTTTCATAAATCCCATTTTCATTTTTTTTCCATTTTCTTCCTAAATCATATAAAGACAAAATTTCTGATTCATCAATTTTTAATTTTTTGCCGAATGGAGGATTTGTAAGAACAACATCAAATGAGTTTTCCCTTATATCTTCCTGCGCTTTCGCAGACCAATATCGTGTATTCACAAGTGAATTTTCACAAAAAATACCACCTCTTCCGTCATCCATAAGAGCCATATATGCTTTAGCCACTTTTCCAAGAAAATTATCTTTATCAATTCCTCTGATATTCTTTATGGCAATTCTTTGTTCTTCTGCAAATATTTCTTTTTCTGGCCAACCTAATGACGACGCTCTTTTCCTTATTGATGCCCATTCTGCCTTTAAAGCTTCTATCAAGAATCCCCCAGTTCCACAAGCAGGATCTATCATTTTATCCTTATGAGTTAATCTGGCTATGTTGACAATAAGTTTTACTACATTTCTTGGTGTAAAGAATTGTCCTTGCGAGCCTTTTGTCGTATAATCAATGAACGATTCAAAAGCGTCTCCAATAGCATCTCTTTGACTATCTTTAATACAAAATGGCTGTAACTGGGCAACAGCATAAGCTATACTACTTTCATCAAGTGTTATAATATCTTCGTCATAAAAAACATCTTTATACTGCTCTTTTACATCTGAAAATATTTCTTTTATTCGGAGAGTTATATCATGTTTATTTTCATTAATTCCTGCCCTAAAACGAACGATATCTTCCATTTTTGTAAAACGTTCATCATAAATCTTGCAAAATAAAAGATTAATGAATTGTTGTGCAAAAGTTTCATCTCGAGTAGCACCAACATTGTTTGCAGCAAAATAATTTCGAATATCCTTAAATATTGACTTCAGATTATGAGGAATAGACAAATCTTTTCTTCGATATAGCCCAACATCTTCTATTCTTTCTCCATATTCCGGTATATTGGGAATCTCTTCAAAGGAGATAGAACCATTAGTAATCTTTTTAAGGAGACATAACTTTTGTTCTCCATTATACCATACTCCCAAACGAGCTTTAGAAAGTTGCATGTATATTTCTAATTGTCTCCTTCCATCCTTACGGTTTGGCTTTTTACATTCGACAATTAGATATATTTCATCGTCTGAAATATTAGAAGAATTAAAAACGGCAATATCGACCGGATATTCTTTTTTCAAATCAGAAGGTCTCGCTTTAACTCTGAATTGCGGTCTTGTTTGAATATTTTCTTTAGGGTATTTATAATCCTCTACAAGTATTTTTGAAAAAACTTGCACAGCATTCAACTCTTCTGGTGTTGCTTTAACTTCTATACCAGAAATATAATCATATATGTATCCTTCTTTAAGAGATGTATTCATATTAATTCATTATACTAATAATCAAATTTTAACATCAACATTCAAAAACTTTGCAATCTTAACAAGCAAATCAAGTGCTGGCTGTATTTTAAACCACCGACCAGTATTTACCACCCTCAACCAAAATTACTTTTAAATTATTATTCTTTTGAGATTTCCTAAATTTTGCCTGTCAATTAGCTATAACAATTTGACTTAAAGTACAAATATAAAGATAATATTCGAGTTTTCTATTTATGTTAAAAACAATTTGAAGAATAAAATCAAATTTGTTGATTTCTAAATTAATAATATTACATTTCATGCAATTTCAAAACTATTATCCCTTATTTAATATGACAGTAAAATAATATCTTCAAAATGTATTTTCATATACACTAATACATATTCAAATTTCAATATCTAAACACAAGCTCTCTTTTATCTGAAGTAGTATATCCCTTTTTAACTTAGCCAAAGGTCTATCTAAAAATCTACTTGGCTCATTCTCTGCTCCCATTATAACCCTATAAGCCTCTTTTGCAGTAATTTTTCCACAATAAGCTTGTAGTACATGACTATATAAGTCATTTAAATACTGCGGGGAGTTCTTATATGCAAACTCTACAATATCTTTAACCTCTAAATTACCATGACATTTATACACTTGTTCAGTTTCAAGGATTTTTGCAGTTTCAAATTCTTTCTCAGTATAGTTTGTTATTTTCACATCCCATTCAGCATTTGGTAGTGGAACATACTGAAACTTGAAGGATGTTTCGGGCGCACTTAAATAAGGATGAATATGTTTTGTTAATTGAAAATGTCTCTGTAATTTAATACCACGATTACATATAGGGCATGAAGGAATTAAATTATAAATACTCATTGATAATAATGGATGTTCTGCCTTTGACAACCAATGATCAAAATCTGGTCTAATAATTTTTCTACCTGTAGCTATCTCTGTTACAGTATGTGTATATATACGATTACAATAAACGCAAGTGTTGCGTCCTATTCTTTTGGAAAGTTCATAAGAATTATTTTTATTTTTCGAAATTCTATTCTCATAATCAAAAAGTTGTAGCAATTTACTTTTATTGTTATTCCATTCACCCAATTTATCTAGTTCTGTTTCTAAGTACTCATTGTAGGAATATAAGGTTTCTGCTGAGGTTAGCATTAACCTCTTAATGGCATCTTTGTTCAAGATATTTTTCACATATATTGAAAGATCAGAACTATTGATAGAATCAGATATAGGGTCAAGAAAAAGGTTTTTAAACCAATTTAATGTATCCTCTGATGGTTGTTCAATGTACCACATAATTATTTTTGCTTTTTTAAACGTTTAAGTTCTTCTTCAAGATGTTGTATCATTTGAGAATTATAATAATTTGTTGAAAAAATCCTATCATATTCTTTCATTAAAGAATGTTTAACTAGTGGTTCGTCTAACATAGATATTAAATCAAACAAATACTCAGGACTATATTGTTTTTTGAACTGTTCCTCTGTCATATTGCCACTAATATCATCCAAAGAAGCTAATAACGTATCTTTTTGTGCTGAAATATTTATATTATTCTCACAATTGAAAATGGTATAGAGACGTAATATGGTTATAATCTTATTAATAATACTCTGAGCATAATCTCCAATTGTACCATTTTTCATAAAAAAAGGTTGCCTTAATAAATCATGTATATTTGCTCCAAATGAATAGAATTCCAAACTAGCTATTTGTTTCCCATCTTTTAGGCATAATATATTATTAGATAAGACATCGGATAAAACAAATGGAGAGTGGGTTACAAAAATTATGTGTAAATTATTTAATTTAGTTATTTGGGAACGCTCAATCTGTTTTAGCAAAAAGTATAAATATGATTTTTGATATTCTGGGTGGAAATACAATTCTACCTCCTCGAAAATAACGGTAATATTCGAGTAATCAATCAGTAAATCATCTTTCTGTTCATTATCCAAATTTCTAATATGATAAATAAATGAACCTACAGAATTCAATCTTTGTATCATTCCAGAACTAAGTGTATTAACAGTATAAAAATCATTATATCTATTAAGTACTATATCTCCTACAAATACCGGTGCTGGTAAAAAAGACAACAATTTGTTTTCTGGAACACTTGAAAAGTTATTATTTAAATCATCGAATGAAATAAAATAATTATATTTCTCTTTAACCCCAGGGATTTCACATTCTTTAGCACCATACAAATCATCAGCATCTCGTTTCAAATAATTTAAGGTTTGCCATAATTTCAAAGTACGATAATCGTGAACTGATAAAATTTTATTAATGTCAGTAGCTATAGCTCCCTCTATATTTTCATTTGGCCATTGCCTTTCAAAAACCATATACGATTGATCATAAAGATACCATGGATTACATAGTCCTTTATAAGTATCCATTATAGAAATTACTTTATAGAGTACATAAAGCATACAAGCAAATCGTGGTTCATGTTGTTTGTTTAAAGCTTCATCAAGTTTTTCATTTTCCAATGGTAAATCATTCCTACTTGTAAGTTGTCTCCATATAGCGATAATAATTAATACTCTATAAAATTGCATGTAGTTTATTTTAAAATCTCTTTTTAGATTAGAAAACATTGTTATTGCTCGAAATGAGAACTGCTTCTTATCTCTGTAATATTTTAAAGCATTCTGCTTGAATAAATTAAAGTACCTTGACAAATCAGTCCTTGAGTTTTTTTCCCATGTTTTGTTTGCAGCAAATGCAATATTAAATAAAGTCTTATTGTTACGATAATCATTCAAAAAACCACTCCAAAAGTTTGAGAAAATCTCCATTAGCCCTTCCGGAATTTTCTCATTAGGGTTAGAATATGGCTTCATGTCACCCCAAAGACACTCAATAGGCCTAACATCAAAAAAATAATCATCAATAATTTTGGATATAAGTTTACTCTCTTTGTTTATTGAAAAAGCAAACCCTTCTGCTCTTTCATCATCGCTAATATTACGCCCGCCATCTCCTGCTTTTGCCGTCATAAATATTGATAATAACCTTTGTCTGGACAAGTATTCTTCTTTGTTAACATCAATATTTCCAGAAATACGCATGGGTGTAATAACAACAGGGGTTTGATAACCATCATTTTTATGAAAGAGTCCATCTATCCAACTTTTACTGTTAGAACATTCTCCCTTTAAAATCTCTGAATTATAGGCGTATAGAGAATAATTTATAATCATTGTATAAAACAGACTATCAACATGCTTTTTCAGCTCTTTCTTTTTTTCTTCCTCAACAATCAAGAAATTAATATCGTATAGCTCTTTTCCATTTCTATACCATTTAGTTACATCATTATTGCATGATATACAGAAAATATTTCCATTTACTTCATAATAAAGATTTGCATTTAAGCCACTAATATAACATAATGTTTCTTGATCGCTCAAGAATCCAAAAGCATATGCAAAGTTATTTAGTATGCGAATTATCAATTCTACAAAGGAACTTTTTCCATCTCCATTCATGCCAACAATTGCAGATACTTTTACTCTAAGATATTCACCATTTGCTTTTTTTACTTTATAAAGATCTTTATATGCTGACTTATTTTCAATTGAAACTTCCTCTTTCAAAAGATTTTCATTACAATTTGGATCTTTTTTATATGAAGAAGATAGAAAATATAATGTATCCTCATTAAGACACTTCCTTATATTAGAAGAGCACCCTGTTAACACTTTAATAGCTAATAATTGATATGACATATTGTATAAAGATTAAATTTAACATTAAACTAAATAGTAGTATCATGTATTTAATACTTGATTAGATAGACTTCTAAAGTTATATAAACATCTAGTACACTATTATTAAATTTAACAACAATAATGCATACTTTTGAATAATTACATATTATTAATACATTACAATATTTATTATATTTTTAATACAAAATAACTTCCTTGTATTACTCAAGACTGTTTTAAAACAGTCTATTAATTAGCATACAACATGAATTAATATATTATAAAAAGGATAATAAAATTAAGTTTCTAAATAAACAAAAGCAATTACATTTCATTCAAATAAAGAACTTTATCTAAGAATGAAAAATTTTATATATTTAAGCACTTTTTATTCAAATATAGGCCCTACCGTGTAATCGTGAAAGTTTTTGTTGTTTAATTGTTGTACAGAATATTTGTCAGGAGAAATGGTCTATCTCAAAATAATAAAAGCATTACACACAAAGTTATTTCCTAAATCTTGATTCCTATTTTGAAGAATTTCCATACAAACATAAATAAAGCTAATGGTAAAATAAAATATATAAATTAATACCAATCAACTTTACTAAAATATTTTATTACACAATATTAAGAAAAATCTATTATATAATTTAACTTCTTAATAACAAGAAATATAATAGCATAAAATATTGAAAATAATATAAGATTGCTTGATTCAAAATCTTATTATAAATATAAGAATAATGTCATTATTTCATTTCTTACAGCAAATATCGCCCTTTGCCACTGACTGTGCAAGGCGGCCCTATCGGGCTGGTTGGCTGGAAAAAAATCATCCTCGCTACGCTCCGGTATTTTTTTCCGCCAAGCCTTGCACCGGTCATTGGCAAAGAACAGCCGGGCCAGTAAGAAATTGAAATACTGGCTCCACGGAGCCGGTCATGTCTAATTTAAATAAAAGAATATGACTGAAGAAGTTGGAAAGAAGGTATGTGAAGGTACAGTAGCAGACCTCATGAAGGACAAGACCGAAAAACAGACGGTTATCACGTTGACAAGAAAGAATGCTTACCGAGTGAAGAAAATCAGAGAACAAGGGACGGATGAAGAAGCCGTCCTTTTTCATTTCCGTAAACGCTGTACGGGAATGGGCTCCTATGTACACACAATCGAAGCGGCAGACGGAGAAACAGAACTGCATCCAAATGAATTTGAAAAATGGGAAGTTGTGGAATTCCTGTATCCCGGCTATCTGGAAGACCTGCTTGATGTTGCATACAACGCATACAGATGGAGTTCCTTCGAACCTGAAGCAAGGGCGGAAACAGACATCATGCAATATGAAAAACAACTTGTAGAGGATCTGAAACAGATTCCGGAAGAAAAGCAGAACGAGTATGTCTGTGCATACCATAGCAAGTTCTCTGCCTTACTGGACAGTCTCTCACGATGTGCCAGTCCAATGGTGACAGGGCCTGCCAAATTCAACTGCCAGCGCAACAACAAGGCCTTGGATGCATACCAGAACAGATTTGATGAATTTCATGACTGGCGTAACCGCTTCAAGGCAGCCATGGAAAGAATGAAAGAGGCTGCCAAACCGGAAGAACAGAAGCAGGAAGAGGCATGGAACCGCCTGAAGCGTGACATTGCAAGCAGCGCACAGACCATTCATGATATTGACACTGGAAAAGCAAGAGGATACAGCCGTGCCCTGTTCGTCAGCAGTATCCTAAATAAAGTAAGCACCTATGCAGGAAAAGGAGAAGTGGAAATCGTACAGAAAGCGGTGGACTTCATTACAGACTTCAATGCACAATGCAAAAAACCGGTAATCACCCCACGGAACCGTTTCTTCCAACTGCCGGAAATGGCACGCCAGGCCAGACTGAAACTTCAGGAAATCAGAGAACGGGAAAACCGTGAACTGAAATTTGAAGGCGGAACGCTGGTATGGAACTATGAGGCAGACCGCCTGCAAATCCTGTTTGACAATATTCCGGATGACCAGAGACGCAAGGAACTGAAATCATACGGTTTCAAATGGTCGCCGAGATACCAGGCATGGCAACGGCAACTTACACAGAATGCCGTATATGCAGTCAAAAGAGTGTTGAACCTTCAAAACCTATAAGACATGAAAGACCGATTGAAATATGTAATTGATTCCCGCTACTTCGACGGAACATGCCTGACAAGTATGAGTGACGGATTCCACAATGACTATGGTGGGGAAACAATAGAAGAACTGCGCATACGGGAAAACAATCCCTATCTGAAAGCCGTAACAGCTGCTGATATGGACAAGAAGCTGCGGCTATACAATCAGTCCCTGTCCGAACCGTTCAAGGAAATCACCGAAGAAGACTACTATGACCTGCTGGATGTACTGCCACCCTTACGCATGAGACAAAACTCGTTCTTTGTGGGAGAACCGTATTACGGAAATATGTACTCTTTCTGCTTCACCCGTCAAGGAAGATATTTCAAGGGCCTACGCTCCGTACTTACCTCGCAATCAGAACTGGACAGTCAGATAGACCGTCACATGGAAATCATCAACCGGAAAGCCGTGATCTCAAAAGAGGATACAAGCAAAACAATCAGCGGAACCAGACTCATTCCCTATTATTTTTCACTGGACGGAAAACAGCCCGTATTCATCTGCAACCTTGTCATCCAATCAGATTCCAGACAAGCAAGGACGGACATGGCGAATACCCTGAAAAGTCTTCGCCGGAACCATTATCAGTTCTATAAAGGAAAAGGGCATTACGAAACTCCGGACGAACTGATAGACCATGTATCAGGAAAGAAGTTCACCCTTGTTTCCGACGGACATTTCTTTCAATATCCTCCCGGCAGGGAATCCGCAACTTTCATCGGACACATCAAGGAGACATCAGAGGAATTTCTTTTCCGGATCTATGACCGTGAATATTTCCTGTATCTCCTTAAAAGACTGAGGACCGTGAAAAAGGAATCGGCACAGGAACAAATAAATATCAAATCATAACATTCGGGGGAATGCGGTAGAATGACTGCCGTATTCCCTCATAAAAACAATACAAGTATGAACAAATCAAACACTCTATACTGGAAAACAGCTACAGATCCGGCTGAGCGCATTGAGGTCAGACTTGTCCTTAACAGTTATATCGACAATGACAATCTGTATGTAGGACTTGAATCTCGGTCTAAGGAGAATCCGGAATGCTGGGAATCCTACACGGACATCACCGTCAACCTCAATTCCCTTCCCCCGTTCCATGCTTATGTGGACAGCCGGGACTGCAACAGACACGTACATGATTTTCTGACCAGTAACAGAATAGCAGAACCTGCCGGATTTGAATATCAGGGATTCAGAATGTTCCGCTTCAATCCTGACAGGTTGAAGGAACTCGCACCCGAACAGTTCAAGACAATCAGCGCCAAACTGCCACCACAGGATGACATGATAAAGGACATCATCTATCAGGAAAGACGTTTCCCTTTGAGAACTGTTCAAGACATTCACGGAATATATCTTGTTTCAAGCAAGGAACTGGAAGAATCTCTGATCGAAGGAGTACGGAACCTGGATGCTGCGGCAAATGAACTGCTGGATGGCATCTGCCTGTTCTGTTCCACACAGGAACTGCGCTATCTTACGGATGCAGAACTGATAGAAACAATCTACGCACAATAAAAAGGAGGAACAAATATGAAAACCGGAGACATTGTATTTCTGAGACGTCCCTATAAGGGATACCGTGCCGTCGAACTGATGGAAAGACTGGAATGCCGCTGGCTGGTCAGGATTGTCGAAAGCGGTCTTGAACTGGAGGTATATGAAGATGAACTTATATCAGAATTTTAATACGAATAAAGTGTTATGGAAAAATATCAGTTTGCATTCCATTCGGAAATAATCGGCTATACCTCACCCTATATCGGCGAGGTCAGAAAAGCCATACACAGAAAAGTGGAAAAGGAAAAGTCTGCCGCCATAAAGAATGATATTGAGCTGCACATGTACAAGGTGCATGACGGCATACCGGTTCTCCTTAACACCTGCTACCTGTACGATGAAAAAGGATGTATGGTACACGGAAGTATCAAGGGAACCAAGGATTATCTGCTTGAGACATGGAGATACCATACAAACAGACATTCCAAAGGTTTCAGTTCCACAAGAATCAGGCCCTGCACGACAAGCAGGGCTTTTTCGTTTGTATAACTCTTAAAATCAGGAATCATGAACCAGACATTACAACTTACAGACTATATTCCACAGTATGTAAGCCTCTACTACGTGGACTACCGGGATGACCTTGATGAGCATGAAGACATCCAGGAGGAATGCATCCGTTCCAACAATATGGAAAAACTCTATGAAAAGGCATACGAATGGTATGAGGAACAGGAAAGCTCAAACATGCACGACTATCTGGAGGAGACAAGAAAGAACATGGAAGCGGACAATTTAGCCGGAGAGTTTGAAGAGCATGAAGATGAAATCAGGAAACTTATCTACGACCGGAACGATTCCTACCCGGTCAAGGACCTGATACGCAACTCATCCGTCACTAATTTCTTCTATTCGCTTGGAGTGGAAATCAGCGGATATCTGACCGGTTGTTCACTGCGGGGAGAATCAGTCGCCATGGCCTGCCATAAGGTACGCCGCGCACTGCATCTGAAAAAGGGGCAGTTTGACGAGAAGATTGAAGAACTGGTAGAGAATGCCACATACGGCGGAGAACTGCGCATCTACTTCAACGCCATGTTTGACAGGCTCATCAGCAAAGACCCTGAGAACGATTTCAAAAGCATCCGTTTCCACGGGAATGTAATGGTGGCCATTGCCGACAGCCGGAACGGTTCCGGACATCATGTACGGATTCCGCTGGATATCACTTTCCCTTTCCGAAGGGAGAACCTGTTTGTCGATTCACAGGTACACTATTCCTATGCCAATGAAGTCTGCGGCATGACCAATGACTGGTGTGATTCCACAAAGTGGGAAACGGGCATGATACCTTTTACCGGATCTGTCCGAAAAAGCCGGATGGCTGAATACAAGAAACAGGAAGCCGCTTATGAGCAGACATTCCGAGACGGGAAATGCACCTTCGGTGACATGAACTACAAACGCCACCGTGACGTGCGGTATTCGAATGAATATCCTGCCGGATGCAGGTGCCCTCATTGCGGTACTTTCTGGATTGACTGAAAAAACATTTACCAACCAATAAATTCAAACGATATGAAAATCTGCTGTTCACAAGAGCATTACGACAAGGTCGTACAGTATGCAAAATCAATCAATGACAAGACACTGGAAAACTGTCTTGAACGTCTAAAACAATGGGAGAAGAACGAGAACCGTCCATGCGAAATCGAACTCTATTACGACCATGCGCCTTATTCGTTCGGATTTTGCGAACGTTATCCGGACGGGAATACAGGCATTGTCGGAGGACTGCTGTATCATGGAAATCCGGACGAGTCCTTTGCCGTCATCATGGAACGCTTCCACGGATGGAGCATACATACCTGACATATATGCGACAGTCTGTATTGGGGAGCCTCATGCAATATGGGGTTCCCTTTTTTTATGCCGCAGACATGATGACAGCATCCTCATTTCTTGCTGCAAAAATAGCTGTTTGCCGCACAACTCCCGCAAGGCGGCCCTGCCGGGCTGGTTGTCTGGAAAAAAATCATCCTCGCTTCGCTCCGGTATTTTTTTCCGCCAAGCCTTGCAGGGATGCGGGCAAACAGACAACAGGGACAACAAGAAATAAGAATGCCTGTAGCTTACAGGCAGACAATGTATAACAATAAATATCAGAAGTCATGATTACAAACCAGAAGACACAGAACAGGCTTCACGCGGATACCGGAACGGAACTGTTCTCCATCAGACAAAGGAAGGAAGCCGTCACAAGGATGCTGGACATTCTGAAAGAGACTCCGGAATACCTGCAGGTTATGAACCATATACCGGCTTATGCCATGGATGACGATACGTCAGAATGGTGGAAATCGGAAGAATCGGAAAATTTCATGAACTCACTCCTGGAAGTGATGGAAAGCTATACTCCGGACGGATACAGGTTCGGACCTAAATCCGGCACGGCCGACCTTTACGGCTACTGGGAAAGCAAGACCGGGCGGACAACCCTCTTCCATCTGCTTTTCAGTCTGGAAAGCGGATATGAATGGGGAAAAGGTCTTTCCCATGAGAAAACGGACGCATTCTACAAGGAAATAAAAGAGAAGTTCCATGAAGAAGGATTCGACACGGACAGAACAGGCTGTACATCACAGGCCATGTATCTTGTAAAAGGAAAGACACGCCTGTACGTGCATCCGATGGAAATAAGCGGCTACTGTGAAACACTGCATATTCCACAGATTACAGCCATACTGAAAAAAGGAGGCCGTACATTCCGTCTTGTAAAGGATACGATAGCGGAAGAGATGTATTCCTTCACCGATGAAGAAGAAATGGAATATTACCGTGCCAGATACGGAACGTGCATCCACCGGAACATACTGGATGCCTTCAGCAACCGCCGGGCAGGGAAAGAGGACATACTTTCCATGATGGCATCACGGATAAATGTGGCGACGACATCACATCTTCACGGTATCGGATATGATTCGCCTGCATACAGGTTTGTACATGAGGCATACGACAGACTGGTAAACAACGGAAAGCTGAAGGAGAATGTCCGGGAAATCGGTTGCTGCAACATCATAATGGCCATTTCAAATACCAACGCAATATGAGACTGAATTACAATGACATGCTGCTTCTGGCAATATGGGAATACAACAGGAGACAGGACGAGGATCTGACGCTGGAACTGTTTCAGGAAACATTCGGACAGGTTCCCGGCGCACATTTCCATGATAAATGGGTGCATTATTACAACAGGAACCTGCTGATGATGGCCGCCTATTTCAGGGGTGAGGAAGAAAACGGCCAGAAATTCTGTGATATGATCACCCGACAGGTTGAACGCTATACACAAAACAGGAGGAGAACAGGATGAATACAAAGATACGATATGACCTTGACAGTCTTGAACTGGCAAACGGTGACTTCGGGTATCCCATTACAGAAAAGGAAGTACGGAAAGTGAACCGTATGCTGGAACTGATGGAGAATGTCCGAAGCAGGCAGATGTGCCCGACAGAAGGAGACTGCGTGGAATTTGTCTCACGTTCTGGTGACTATTTCGGGAAAGCTCATATAGAACGGATAACAGGAAAATATGCGGATGTATGCCTGATACCGGAAACGGTATTCTGTTTCGATGACATGGGAAAAGCCGCCTATGATACCACCGGAAGTCCCTGGACGCAGGTCAATATCCGGGACATGAAACCCGTAGGTACAGAAATCCGCATATTCAGGACATGGGGATTCGGGAAGCGCAGCAATACGGGCAGTCTCAGGTTCGATGCTCCGGTCAGGAAATGGGAATACAGAGAACCGAATCCGTTGTATGACGGTTACACCACCCGTAACTGGTTCCGCTATCATATCATGAAACACCGGGACAGGGAAAGGACAGGCGAATACACCTTCCGCAGCGATTCATTCACGCTGTACAGCCGGAGCGAGCTGGACGAGCTGGCCGCAATCCTGAAAGGCAGACTCTACAAGGGAATCCTGCCTGACTCTCTTGTACTTTGGGGATACCGCATGGATATTAAGGAAATATCACGTGAGCAGTGGAACGGTATGGGACAGCACGGACAAATCCGCATGAAATTCATGGGATACGGTCCCGTCAGAATACACACGGACAATGAAAACCATACCGTAACTGTATACAGAATCAACGACAGTATATAACCAATTATAAAATTAAGGAATATGGCACGATATGAAATCTCCAACGAAGTCAGGCCGCTCGACAGGCTCATCACAGGCTTTGCCTCCTCATGCGGCTATGAAATACAGACCGTATTCAACGACCTGCTGCGTTTCATCATCCACGGCTTCTCTCCGGGAGCACCGCCAATAAGCAACTGGAAATACAAGCGTCAGCAAAATGCCTCGTTCATGGAAATGACAGCCGAATGGACACGTATCATGCAGAAACAAATCGGCAGGTCGGGCTGGTTCGACGCTTTCGGTGAACTCCACATGGCCTACTGCTCAAAACCGGGACAGCAGGCAAACGGACAGTTCTTCACGCCGTCACATATCTGTGAACTCATGGTCATGTGCGCGGCAGGTAAAAAAGAGACCGGACAGAGGATGGGAGACCCTACATGCGGCAGCGGAAGGCTCCTGCTGGCATACCATGCGCACAATCCGGGAAACTATCTGGTCGGAGAAGACATCAGCCGGACCTGCTGCATGATGACCGTGTGTAACATGCTCGTCCACGGATGTGTCGGGGAAGTGATCTGTCATGACAGTCTCCAGCCGAAGGCATTCACCGACGGATGGAAAGTCAACCAGGCTCTGCCCTTGACGGGAATACCTTCTATAAGACGCATGAAGGAAGAGGAATACAGGAATCCTCTTCCGAAAAATATCGGACGCTTCAAAGAGGCAGTCCGTATCATCAACCTATTGGACAAATAATTACCAACCTTTTAAAAAATATAATTATGGAAGCTTTAGCAACATTGAACAATCAGAGACAGTTTGATTTCCAGAACAACGGAATCGAAGTAATGGACCTTGAAACACTCCAGCGTACCTACAAGGAGAACGACATCTACGGCAATCCGGTCAGGGGTATCTACCACTATCAGGTCATCCAGCGCATGACGGACATCTGCCGCCGTCACAACCTGAACTATGAGGTGGAGGAAATCTTCGCCGCCCAGAACAAGAACCGTACACAGCCCGGTGTGGTCATCCTGCCGCAGGTGGAACAGACCTATGGAGAGAAGGCGGTAGAGGCACATGTACTGCGCAGAATCTTCACCACCATCCGTATTCTGAACGGGGATACCGATGAACTGACAACCACATTAGTGGTAGCCTACCATCAGGACGGTATTCAGGCGGCAATAGGTCCCTGCGTACGTATCTGCCACAACCAGTGTATCCTTTCACCCGAACGAAGCGTTGCCAACTACGGCAAGGACAAGGTGACTACCGAGGAACTATTCGGGAAGGTGGATGACTGGATGCGCAATTTTGAGCGTGACATGGATGCGGACAGAAGCCGAATCCAAAGGCTCAAGGAAAAGGTGTTGACACCCGGTGAATTATACATGATCATCGGTATGCTGACGGCTCTACGTGTATCGCATGACAGTGCAGACAAAAGACTGGCATCACAGGTGGATACCTATCCACTTAACCAGGGACAGATTTCCGTGTTTACGGAAGAACTGCTCAAACTCTCACTTGAACAGCCACGCATTACAGCGTGGGATGTCTACAATGTAGCGACAGAAATCTACAAGCCTGGAAAGACTGATTTTCCTGCCATGATTCCACAGAACGGAGCAATGGCCGATTTCCTGCTTTCATATAACCAGAATTAGAACCTGAAACCGAAATACGACAGGCCCGGTTCCGTCACCAGCGGAATCGGGCTTTGTCGTTTATCAACCGTAATAATCAGATAAGATATGGCAGCAAGTAACAGAATAAAGGCTGAAATGTATATCCTTTTCAGCTGCAACGCATGGCACGAATACAGTTCATTCGAGCCAAAGGCGGTCTTCTCTTCCATAGAAAAAGCAGCAGACTTCCTGCAAAAGAACAGAAGAAAACTGAAACTGGAGGAAGATGACATCGAATGTTTCAGACAGCACAGTCAGACTCAGGGCAGAAATACCAATTACCTGGTACAGTCCTGTCCCAATAATCCAGTCCGCGCAAGAGACTTGGAATGACAAAGAATCCCATTCATAAACAATCATATAAAAATATACGACTATGACAAATGATGAAAACACTTACATCGGAATGTCCCTGCCGGAAGGAATACGGTACATCACCGTTTTTGAAAAAGGGGATTTTGAAAACTGCGGAAGAATACTCAGGACATTCTACCGTACGGAAGACAGGGTGAGAAAATTGCTCGCTTTGGGAAACCTGCTCCATCTGGGAGGCAGTCTCTCATCAAATGAAAACAAGACAAGCTGTTGGCCTTTGAATAATGGGAATCCCATTCACGAAGCAAAGGAAATATCAGGCAAGGAAAAGTTCTTCCTGCTCGGTGACTGGACTTACCTGTATGAAAATGGCAGATGGTTTCTGGGCTATGAAGGAAAAATCTATGAAATCAGCAATCCTGAATTTTCTGTCTTTGTTCCCGACAAGGACCATACACCTTCCCCTCTGGACAAAGGACTTTCCTTTGCCGTAATCGGCGAAACGGGAAAACTGGAATTCACTCCGGAAATTGTCAACGGATGGGATACCTGGAAAAGCCTTCCCAAAAGAGTCAGTGAAAAAGGAAAAACGGTATATATATTCCGCAAAACACAACTTATAAAAGTCATCAAACCTAAAAAACTGGAATTATGAAAGAAATCAATATGACAAAGGCTATATCATGTATGCCGGACAAATTCATCACAATGGAAATGGTTGAACTGGCCGCGACCGAACACCGTCCGGAACTGGTCAACTATCTGCCGGAGAAATATATTACCTCTGAAATACTTGACAGTATATTCAAAACAGATGATTACGGATGGCGTTCCTGGCAGCTTTCGAAGATACCTGAAGAAAAACGTAACCGCCAGATTTGTCTAAGGGCAATAAAGGCCGAAAAGAGTAATTTTCCTGACATACCGGAAAAATACAGGAACAGTGACATACTTGAATCGCTGTTCGCACACAGGAATTTCATGCACTACCTGCATCTGATACCTTCATCCTCATGGAACAACGGAACAGTCCGTGATGCAATATACTCCCTTTACCGTGACGTACAGCAAAACGGAGGTTACCGGTACTGTTCAGAGAGGTATGAACAGCAGTTCTTATATGAAACAAGCGTCATGCTTTCTTTCGTTCCGCGACAAGCCAAGGATTTCAGACTTTGGAAAGAACTGATCCATGACGGACGTATCGCAACCATGACTATCGACAAAATGATGCCTAAATGTTTCAAACAGGCAGCATACTACAAGGAATGGGCCATACGCTGTATCAAGGAAGTGGATACACGCTGGCTTGACTATGACACCGTATGGAAGGCCATCTGTCACAAGACAGGCAACCTGCATGGCATTTTCGATTCATACGGACATTACGAGTGGTTCTCCAAACATGCGGATGATGCCATGGCTGACAAAGCAATGGAGCTGGAACCTAACCTGTTTAACAAACTTCCCGGACGGTTCCGGACACCGGAAAGACTTATTCATACACTTGAAGTAAAAAGAGAAATCAACAGTTACAACTTCATTCTTGAACCGAACCTGATGACGAAAGAGGTTTGTATGGCACTGGCCAGAAGGGATTCGTTCTATCCTGATATTCCATCGGAACGCTGGAACAAGGAACTTGTGGAATATTTCACCGAATACGGCAACAGCCTGTACTGGCTCCCTCAACTGCCAAAGAAACTACAGACCAGAAAACTTGCCGAGAAGGTTCTCAAGGAAAAGCCGCAATACTTCCATTATCTGCGGATGGAATTCATCACACCTGAAATGTCCAGGCAGTTATGCAGGAGTAATCAGGATAATATTCAACATTTCAAGGAGCGGGTCATGCAGTTCCAGAAATATACAGGGCTTCCGGCCGAGTTCTACGGATGTGAAACGGATTTCGAGAATATCAGGGACCGTGATGACAGCCGCCGATACTGCCGTATAGGACTCGCTTACATCGCCTTACAAAAATGTAAACGCGGATGGCATGAAAGTGAATATTATCTTATCATGACACGCCATCCCAACCGATATATGCCTGCCAAGACAGTGTTCAGAAAACAGATTACTACATTCCACCGGACATGGCTGGAAAAGACAATATGTGACAACGACCCGCAATTCCGGATTCCGAAGATTCAAAAGGATTTGAAAGATGTACAAGCCATGCGGTATTATGAGGTGGAACATATCCGTACTATACTGGGTTGCGAAATATTCCGCAACTCTTTCATGGGGCAGACAGTGGAATACTGTATCCGCAAGGACGGACTGACCTACCATGACAGGAACATGGAAAGGCTCGCCTCCGGCCTGCAATACAAGATCCGTCAGTTGAAGGAACAAACTGTACTCCCCAAAGGGACGGATGATTCGATGGAAATCAATGCCGAAACGGTACATCGCAATATGGGGTATTGTCTGACCGGAATAGAAGCCTTTGCGGAAGACTACGGACTGGACGTAGCCCGGACCTATACCCTGAAAGAGCTTAAGGACGTTATCCATGAACAGGGATACAAGCCTTCACTGGAGAGATACAAAAAAGAAGTCCAATATCTAAATCTTATCTGA